ATTCAACCCACCACAGAAGCTAGTCGATGCAGGTGTTGTCACACGCAGACAGTTTGGGTCTGATCTTAAGCAGGTACGCAAGCTTGTACGTGAAGATAACCAAAGGATAGATGACTGGTATGACAAAAATGCAACAGTAATAAAAGCAAATGCAAGTAGTACCTTGACTCACCTGATTGATGCTTACTGCCACTCGCAAGCTTGGAAAATGTTAAGACCTAAAACACAGAAGGACTATAAATACTTTCTAAGTGTTGCACAAAAGACACTAGGTAGGTACAAAGTAAAGGCCATAGGCACTAAGCTTGCTAAGAAACACTATCAACTGTGGCTTGAGCAGGGTGTTACACAAGCTAATCACATTACTAGTTGTATGTCTACAGTATATAACTGGGCATTTAACCTAGAGTTAGTGTTAGTTAATCCTTTCTCACGTATCAAACGTGTGACTGCACTCAAGCGTACTGATGTATGGACTAGGCAAGAAGTAAGAGCCGTTCTTGATGATGCCTATTCCAATTGGTACACACGTAACATAGGCTTAATCATACACATGGCTCTTGAGTTTTGTCAGAGGTTAGGTGACATGCGTAATTTAAAATGGGATAGTCTAAGTGATGACATGGCTGTGTTATATTTGCAGCAGTCTAAACGTAGAGCAAAGGTGGAGATACCTGTAGAGGATGACCTACGAGAGATGCTACTACAACAGAAGAAAGACTTTGGCTTTCAACAGTACGTAGCACCAAGAGTATATCCTATTGATGGGGAGTACCTACCTTACACACTAGAAAGCCTATCCAAAAGAGGTAGATTGCTAATGGAAAGGAATGGTATACCTAAACACAAACGGCTGATGGACTTACGTAGGACAGGCATCATGGAGATGGTTGATGGGGGTGTGCCATTACCTCAAATCATGTCGGTCAGTGGGCATTCTAACCCTGCGTCAGTAAAACCCTATATGAAAAATACTCTAGCGTCTGCAACAAATGCCTTGACAACTAGAAAAACATGGGTATCATCTGCGTTGAAGCAACAGGAAGGTGTATAGTATGTGGAGTGTGGATGATTTTGATGTTAGAAATGGTGAGACTAAACGTGTTGACTGCCCTGCATGTAAGGGTAGGAAAACATTTACCATTACAAACAACATGGGTAGCCTGATGTGGAATTGCTACAAGGCTACGTGTGATGTGGGTGGGGGTAAGCGTGTGCGTTTGAGTGCCAATGACATTAGAACATCCCTATCTCCACAGGAAAGACTGACAGAGGTAGCGTGGAATATGCCTAGCAACATCATATACCACCCACCCTATACGCAGAAGTTTGTAGATCAATACCAACTGCCTACCGATTTAGAATTGATGTATGATGTTAAGGAAGATCGTGTCGTGTTCACCATATGGAAATCGTGGAAGTGTGTGGATGCAATAGGCAGAGCCATTGACAGTAAGCGATTACCTAAATGGAAAAGGTATGGGAATAGTGACTTGCCATATACATATGGATGTGGTAGTGTTGCTGTAGTTGTTGAGGATTGCGTCAGTGCTGTAGTTGTAGGCGAGATTGATGTATACGTTGGGGTGGCTGTGTTGGGTACGTCACTCTCAGAAGCACACAAGAAGTACTTGTCGCAGTTCTCAACAGCAATCGTAGCGTTAGACCCCGATGCGTTACCAAAGACAATGCAGTTTGCCAAAGAGCTACGCCAACACGTAGACAAGGTGGGTGTATTGAAGTTGACCGATGACTTGAAGTATAGAAACGAAATAGATATAGAAAACCTAACCAACATAGGAGTATAATATGGAACTATCATTACTACGTAGCCTAATGGACAAGCAATTTTATGACGATCATAGAGGTGCTAAGTGTCCTAACAGACTGTTCACTAAAGATGCACAGAAGATCAAATCAATTGTTGACTCTTGCATGCAGAGGTACGAGCGTACTGTTACACCAGATGAAGTGGAAGCTTTGTTTATATCAAGCAACCCTTCCATGACTACCGCACAGAAGACTGCTTACTCTTCCCTATTTGATAGGATCAAACGTGAGCAACCTATGGGATCAGACATTGCACAAGAAGTATTGTCTAAGTTATTCCAACAGGTAGTGGGAGAAGACATAGCCAACTTAGGATTTGATTATGTCAATGGTACGAAGACTAGCCTTGAGCCTATACGTAATCTGCTTGAACAGTATGGCGATGACTTTACACCCAATCTAAATATACAGTGGGATGACATTGACATAAGCACATTGCTAGAGAGGAATGATCTTGAAGCACGATGGACATTCAATATACCTACACTCGTACGTAAGCTTGAGGGTGTGAATGAAGGACACCTTGTTGAGATAGGAGCTAGACCTAACACAGGAAAGACTTCCTTCCATGCCAGTTTGATTGCATCTCCCAATGGATTCGCTAGACAAGGTGCTAAGTGTATTGTCTTGTGTAATGAGGAAGGTACGCACCGAGTGGGTGCTAGGTATCTCACCGCTGCCACAGGCATGACGATGCAAGAGGTAAAGCAGAATCCTAAACTAGCACACGACAAGTATGAACCTGTACGTAAGAACATACGATTGCGTGACGCTACAGGCAGAGACATGTCGTGGGTAGAGAGCGTATGCAAAGCATACAAGCCTGACATTGTAGTGCTTGACATGGGTGACAAGTTTGCTGTGACTAGTGGCTTTGCCCGACAAGACGAGGCACTCAAGGCCAATGCAATACATGCACGTAGTATAGCAAAGCAACAAGGTTGTGCTATCTTTTACATGTCACAACTATCTGCAGAAGCAGAGGGTAAGGTGCTACTCAATCAAAGTATGATGGAAGGTTCACGTACAGGTAAGGCTGCGGAAGCAGACCTGATGCTATTGATTGCAAAGAATCCTGTAGTCGAGGGGCAGGATGAAGAGGACAACCAACGACATTTAAACCTAGTCAAGAACAAACTCACAGGATGGCATGGTGTCATTCATTGTGAACTTGACTACAAGACAGCGAGGTATATGGCATGAGCAAAGACTGTAGATTCTGTGGAATAAAATTAGTCGATGAGAATTGGTATCTAGCCAACCAGAAAACTAAACAATACAAGTGCAACAAGTGTGCAGCCATAGTGGACAGGCAAAATGCGTTAAGACGTACAGTAAAATTACTGTCTAACAATACAATAAAAGCATACAATAAAATTAAAGAAGGGTATGTGTACGCTATCTCTAATCAAGCGTGGCCAGGTTGGATCAAGATAGGCATGGCAGTTGATGCAGAAGATAGATGCTCAAGCTATCAAACCTCTTCACCTCTGCGAGATTATGTGTTAGAGTTCTGTAAAATGTTTGACGATAAAGGAGTAGCAGAAAAAACGGCACACCACAACGCACGTAGACTAGCAAGTGACAGTAATGGTGAGTGGTTTAAGATGAGTAAGCATGACGCTATCACTGTAATAGAAGGAGTGACCGATGAAACTAGTACTTGATGTAGAGAACACAGTAACCAAACGTGATGGCAAGATGCACCTTGATCCATTTGAGTCTGACAACACTCTGGTTATGGTGGGTGTACAGGGGGTGGAACAGGATTCTCTTCCTCGCATATACACATTTGATCATGCAGATATTGAACCCACCTTTAATGGTAAGGAAGAATTACAAATGACATTAGATCAAACAACTTTATTAATTGGTCACAATATTGCATATGATTTACTGTGGCTATGGGAATCAGGTTTCGTTTATAAGGGTGAAGTGTATGATACTATGCTTAATGAGTATGTCTTACAACGTGGCGTGAAAGAACCGCTATCTCTTCAAGCTTGTGCTGAACGATATGGGGCTACTCCTAAACAGGACACCCTTAAAGAATACTTTGCCAAGGGCTACAGCACACGTGACATACCACATGCAGAACTGTGTGAGTATTTACGTGCTGATCTATCGGCAACTAAAGATGTGTACCATAACCTAATGCGTAGGTACAACGAAGCAGACAATGCAGGGCTAAGAGATACTGCAGAGTTGACTGATCAAGTGGCTGTATGTCTTGCACGTATCTATCAACGTGGGTTCAAGGTTAATCTTGACGTACTCAATAGCGTACGTGAAGAGTTTGAGACAGAGAAGAATCAGATTGAGAAGAGTCTAAACGCACAGACTAGGGAGCTAATGGGTGACATGCCTATCAATCTCAATAGTCCTGAACAACTATCGTGGGTTATCTATAGTCGTAAGCCTTACGATAAAACTTTATGGGGTAATTCGTTTGATCCATATATGTCTGATAATGACTTCAGGCAAACGATCAAGGAGAAGTCTATGGTGGTACTAAAGAAACGTGCTATCAAATGTTCTACTTGTTATGGTTCTGGCTATGTAAGAAAGAAAAAGAAAGATGGAACTCCATTTGCTAACCGAAACAGATGCGTTGCATGTGATGCTATTGGCTATATCTTCACTGATACTACTCCTGCTACTGTGGCAGGACTAAAGTTCTCCCCACCTAATCCTAAGTGGGCGAGTGCCAATGGCTTTACTACTAACAAAACAAATCTTGAGGTGCTTGAGAAGGTAGCACGATCACGTGGCATGAGGGATGCCGAGTTGTTCCTACAACGTGTGCGTAGATTGTCTGCCCTTGATACATACTTGAGTAGCTTCATTGATGGTATCCAAACGCATACCAAGAAGGATGGCATGCTACACGTACGTTTACTACAGCATCGTACAGCTACTGGTAGATTCAGTGGTGCAGATCCTAACATGCAGAACATGCCTAGGGGTGGTACGTTTCCTGTGAAGAAGGTATTCATCTCACGATTCAAACATGGCAAGATACTTGAGGCCGACTTTGCACAGCTAGAGTTTCGTGTGGCTGCCTACCTTGGGCA